TTTGCCCTGACTTTAATCCATCTAATCTAAATGCCCATCCATGATGAGCAAAGGACATTAGAGTTTGCCCTCTGCCGCAGCAACAATAGCGTCTTTACATTTTGAATCTAAGTTTGGTCTTTTCAAACACCAGTTTGCCCAGCCCTTATCATTCTTAACAACATCTATTAGTTCTTTACCCTTGTAGGTTGCCCATACAGATCCCTCTTCACCACCAATTATTACTCTCCAAACTCCATTCTCATCCTCTTTACATGGTGTAAATGCTGCATCAGGATCGAATTGTTTTTTTGGTTGTTCTTGGATCTGATTAGGTTTCCATTCAGATTGTTGTTGAGGTGTATCTGCGTTCTTTACTATGTCTTCATCTTGACTGAAGATACCGAAAGCATTACTTGCGTATCTAATCCCCAAAACATAAGCCCTTTTATAAGCCATAGCCATACCTCGCTGCCTAGCAGCTGCCATATTGCCAAGCATCTCCCCGTTATCCCAAGTACCAACTCCCGTGCCTACAATCTTTCCATCCTCCTCCACAATGTCCAGGATGATTGTAATCTTACAACCATCTCCAAACGGCTCTTCTATTAGTTGTTTCAAAGTTGCAGATAAACCAAATTCTTCTGCAAGTTTTGCTGCTCCGCCCACTAAAAGAAAGTCTGATGTTTTGCCTTTGATCTTTCCAAAATCAACATCTTCTTTCATCTGCTCTTTTAGTTTGTTAGATCTTTCTAGTTTAGTTTCAACTACAAATTCTCCTAAATCTTCTGGATGTATATCTTTACTTGCCATTGTTTACCTCCGATAGTTTGTCTTTTACTCCAGCAATTACGAATTGCCTGACTAATTGTGATGGTTTATTGCCTGTTAGTTTTTCTAAAGCCAATAATTTCTCCCATAATTCTTCTGGGAATAGTATGTGTCTTCCTATCATAGCTCCCTCCTTGATGCCGTGATTTTTCCGTGCAAGGTAACTCTTACACTTTTGATTGCTTTTGCCACCTCACCACCTTCAGTTATAAGTTTGTTTATTTCCCTTTCATCAGGAACTTCTTTTATCTCAACAACCTTTTGTTTGATTATTGAGTTAAGTGTTTTTTTATCTACCAACTCCCCTACCGCAGCCCGAAGATCATCCGCACTTCTAGTTTTATTTATCTTTCCCCTCTTTATTTCCATCTCGTTCCCTACTAGCCTACTAGCCCATTCCTCTTCAGACCTAGCCTTAAACTCATTCTGGATTTCAAGTTCAAGTCTTCTTTTCTCTTCAGTTGATTCTTTTATGATGTGCAACAACTCATTGTATCTATTTGCTTTAACATCAATTTGTTCTTTACTAAGATTCATCGTTAACCTCCTCATCGTAGTAATCGTTTTGTAAAAGTTGTTCTCGCATGAGAACTCTAAGTTGATATGTACTTAGGAACATTAGCTTGATCCTGGAGATAAGGCCTGATGATAACTCATCAAGTAGCATAGCTTTGTCCATCTCCATTATCTGATCGTTTATCAAGTCAAGAGCAAAATTACTCATCACTTCCTCCTTTTTCATTGTTGTTAAATTCATGCCAGTTGTTATCAAGATCTTCTAGTATTTCATCTAGTTCTTTTTGATCCAAGTTCTTATTAAATGGCGATTTATCTTTTTTTATTTCTGTGAAACATTCGGCAATATCTCCACAGGGGTAACGATATACTTCTATGTCATCAGGATATTCCTCGACCCATTCGGGATTTCTCCAAAAAATCCAATTACCTACTATTTTTAAATCTTTAGGATTTGCAAAAACACTTCGTCTTTCTCCGAAATATATTGCTAATTCTTGTTTTGTCATTATGTCCTCCTGTTTTCGTAGTTTCGTTCTTGTATGCTATCTATGTCAGGAGTATCAGGTTTCTCTGGTACTCTTAACTTGACATCACATTCATTTAAGAAATTTGCAGCTTGTTGGAGTTGCGGAATCATGATGTCATTTACTGATGAATCTTGTATCTTTTCCATAGCTTGATGCAAGACATTCAGTATGTATTGTTTTGGTGTAAATGTTTCCATTGTATTTACCTCTTTTAGTTAGTTGATTGATTGTATTTACTTGTGTTAGTGGTCCATTACCTCCTAGTTCAAAATTGCTTGTAATGGGTATTCTACACCCATGTTATGGATCGTGTCAATATTATTCTTGCTCCTTCCCATACAATTCTTCATCTTTTGAACGATGCCATATATCAGCAAGTTCGCCTTCAACAATTTTAGTTACATATTCATTGAACCAATCGCCTTCAGTTAGCATATGTAATTCAAGTTGTATATGTTCCCTGATTAATCCTCGCTCTTTTTTAATTTCTTCCTCAATTATTTCTTTTACAATTTCTTTTATTTTTTTTGTGTCTATCATTCTTAATCCTCTATCCATGCGGGATCTTCTAGTTTTTCTATATGGGATAAAATAACTCCCTCTGTGCGATCATAAATATTATTAAAAACATCTTGAGCCGCATCTGTGTAAGAAGTGTTCCCATCTTCATCTTCTTGGTCTATATTACCCTTAAAAGATAACCTTAGAATTTCATCTGATATATCACAATTTAATGCAATTAAATCAGGTATTGTTATTTGACTTTTTTGTTCACTCATTCTTGCTCCTTTGTATTGTTTTTATTTGTTAGTATTTCTATTTCAACTGCTGATGAACATTCCAAAATGTTATAATCTGCACCAGTTTCAGTTGACCATGTGCCATTTTCATCCTTTGTGCATCTATAAATATTTGCTTGAATGTTGTTATCTAAGTCAGCGTACAAGTTTAAATCATATTGTACCCCGTCAATCTCAAAGCCGTGCCAATCGTCAACGCTAAGAGCTATATCTATTCTTTTCATCATGTTTTAACCTCCATGAATCGTTTGTGTTTGACTCCCCAAAAGATAGGGGAGTTTCGGGTAATATCAACCCATCATCAGAAACACTATTTTTGATATAAGGTTACAACCTTGTAATTGTATTCTTTTGCAACATAATTAATATGTTTTGAAGTTGTAGGAGAGAACCAAGTATCAACAAGAATTTCTCTGTTTTCGTGGTCTATGATTGCTACCTTTGTCAAGTAACTGAAAATGTAATCATCAGATACTAAAAGGTTTTCTTTGTATTTTGGCAGTTTGTTAAGTGTTGTTATGTCTATGTTCATGATTTTTAACCTCCATGAAATTGTTTGTTATTATGGACTATACCAGCCCATTTATTATTTGTAAAGTATTTCGTTAATTAAGTCCGATTCAGTCGGGCTAATAATGATTTTTATTATTTCATTATCCATTTTTTTAACCTCCATTTTTTAGTTTGTTTGTTCCTTAAAAATTCATTACTAAGTAATGTTTTTTATGAGCGTATTTTGGATCATTCCAAACATCAAATTCAATTACTTGTGTCCTTTCTTTGATTTCATCAAGCCCACCTTTTATGCTCATATCGTAATCATTAACTAATTGATATTCGCTTTCGTATTCTGTCCAATCGCAACATATTGCAATTACATCTAATTCAATTTTTTCACCTGTTGAGTCTTCGTACTCTTCATAATATTTGAATAATTCTTGTAATCCCTCACGGCTGAATTGTTCACCTCTTCCCATGTTTTTAAATGCTTGGATGAAGTCATTTTCATTTATTGTTGTAATCATTTTTTAACCTCTTTTCAATGTATTGTTTATGTGTTGTTATAATCCATGTTATTACATAGATTTAATTATTGTCAACTTTTATTTTTTTTAAGTTGTGAAAAACATTTTTTACAATACTTTTCAACATACCAAAAGGACTGACCATTTTGATCAATTAAACCAATGGTACAATTTCCACATAATGGAAAATTATTATTATCTTCTTTCATTTTTATTACTCCTTTGTAATTGTTTTTTTATTGTCTACTCTTAACTTACAAATTTAAAACGAAAAAATTGTGGTTTTAGGTGAAAGATAGGTGAAAGATAAGTGAAAGATTTTTGAATTTAAACCTAAACGCTAAAAATTAATAATTTAAACATGGTCAAAAACGCTTATTTTTTGGGCATAGAACGGGCTTTTATTTTATGAGTAGGGGAGCGGTAGGGGATTAGTTTTGAAGCTCTCCCCTGCTGTTATTTATAAAGATAGATTTTTTTATTTTTTTTGATTTTTTCTTGTTACCATCTCAAACAGTTATAAAGCTACTCTATGAGAACAGGGAAATTTATGGGGAAATTATAGTGGTGATCTAGTTTCTACAGCGTTGTTATTTATTGTAGACTTACGATTAATTAAACCTAACATATAGATATTATTTATACTTAAACTATATATATTTATGTTGTTTAACTAGCTTGTAAACTACCGCCGATAGACCGACTGCCGTATATAGTATGTATATGAGGTATATAGAGCGTTGAAATACTATTTTTAGATATAGGCCACCCCTTATATATATACCTAAAATCGCTAACTTTTCTGATAAATACAAGCATTGGTATTCCCGACCCTATACCCCTTGCATAATCCTGGCAGCGGAGCTATCCCCACCAGTGAAAGTAACCATGTAGGTCTTGGTCTTTTTTGGGTGACCTGGTTCACCTACTTCGTTACTGTGCGGTTACATTAGATGTAAAAAATAGTATACTGATGATTAATAAATGGTCAAGAGCGACCATTATGTCTAAGCTCTGGAGGGCAGATGGCTATACAAAATATGCTTGCAAAAAGTAGTTCTGGTGTTTCTGAAATAGAGAGACGAGTATTGAAGGCTATACCCGAATGGAAGAAGTGGACTAGGCAGCTTAAACAAGTCTATGTACTACTCCCCGTCTTTGGATCTAGTGACCAAGGCATAGAAGAGATGTGTGATGAGTTCGGCTGGAATAAAAAGAAACTATTTGAAAAAATAGAAGACGACCAGACATTTAGAATAAAACTTGCACAATACAGAGATACGGACTCCTACCCTATCTTTCCTGGATCTAAGAAAACATATATTAAGAAGTCACACTTAGATACTGTGTATGCTCACGAATCAGCAGTTCTTAGTTTTATGCACTTAGAAAGAGCAAAGGCTCAAGGTAGTGCTGGTGTCAACTTTGCACTTAAGATGATGGCTAACGGGTATTTAGAACACATGGAGCCTGTCTCTTCAAGGCCAGAAATAAAATACTTTTTAGAAGACGAAAGACAACCTGGCATAGTCCAAGACAATGGTCATGTACCAGAAGTTGATTACTCAGGAGACGGACTTCCTGACTTATGAGATGTGGTAAAACATATAAAAAGATAATTACTATCCAGTGCACAAACGAGATATTCGCAAATGGATTATGTAAGAAACACCACTACTATCACATAAAAAAAAATGGAGTAAAACATGGCTAACCTATATGAAGCGTATCCTTGGCAAAAGGAAATGCACGAGTCAAAAGCTAAAATTAAATTTGTACAGGCTGGAAGACGAGCAGGTAAAACTAGATCATCTCTACAGGAAGCACTTAGGCAAATCAGAGAAGCATCAATAAACCCTGTTGTGTTTCCAGGCAAAAAAGAAAAGCTAACAGCAGAACAAGCTGGACTTGTACCTCCTATTCACATATGGACTGTTGCACCTACAAGAGCTCAGATGTTACAGGTATGGAACGAGATGCAGGCCTTTATACCGAAACACATAGTTCGTAAAACAAGAACCAAAGCACAAGCTGGTGGAAGAGGTGGTGGATTCAAGCAAGATGACCTTCATGTGTGGTTAGATTTAAAAGATGAGAAAGGCAACTGGTTGCCAAACAGATGGAGACAATCTGTATTTTGGGAACTTAAGTCTGCTGATAACCCTGAAGGATTACAGACTGTAGGTCTTGATTTTCTACACATGGCTGAATCCCAAGACATCAAAGAAGCTGCGTGGAATAAAGTCAGGCCTACACTTAACTCACCTGGAAGACTGGGTAGGGCTATTGTTGAGGGTGTTCCTCCAGAGAGTTCTCAGCATTGGTTTGCAAGGAACTTTAAGATGGC